ATTTAGACTTTTGCCCGTCTAAGTGGCTTTTAGCGCTGGCAACTTGCTCTTTAAGCGCTAATTTTTTTCTACGTATTTCTCTATCGTCGTCTGTATCTTCGTCGAACGAGAATTGATCTTCCATAAGGAAGTTAATTTCTTCTGAGTTTAAATGAGGTTTTGTTTGTTTATAGTACTCATGCAATAGATCATCATTATCCATGTCACTATAATCTTGGTTAAGCTTAACGTAATCATTTATATCTCCACCAGTCTCTTCCATAAAGTCTAATAACTTTTGAATATTATCTGGTAATGGTTTTCCTGTAGCTTCAGCTTCTGCTATAGCTTCTTCAACCTGCTCCTCAACCTCTACAACTTCTTCTTCAGTAATTTCTTCTAATACTGGAGCTTCCTGTGCTTCTGCTTCCGGTTGTACTTCTTCTTGTTCTTGTGTGGGCTCGGCATCTTCAGCGCTTGCAACCACTCCGCTGTCGTCAGCGTTATCTTCTTTAATTTCATCTTCTTTTGGTGTTAGGGGTTTACTTAAATCTATTTTTATAATGCTGTCATCCGCAGCTGATTTAAATTTACTTTCATCAACTTTTACCGTGTTTTCATCACCTGGATCTTGTTGGTTTTCTTGTGTAACCTCTTCGATTACTTTTTCATTTTCTTCTTCCATAATATAATATAATAATAATTAATAATTCTAACTAGGATCAAATGCGCCTAAACTAAAATCTCCGCCTAGTATATCATTACCTGATGACTCAAAGTTTTTAGGCGGTTTGTTGTTTTGTTTTTGNTCTATAAGCTCACTTTGTTGTGATGCTTGCATTTTTGATCTGTTATCTTTACGGTCTTCTTTTACCGTATCCTTCATATCAACTTGCTCCATNTTCATTTTTTGAAGTTGTTGATTTATTTCAAACTCAAACTGCATTAACTTCATTTTATGCTGAACCTCTAAATCCATTTGCTCTTTTTTCAAACCAGCTTTAACTTGTTCTAGTTGCGCTTGGCTTTGAGATATAGCTTGATTTTTTTGTACTTCTGATTGAGCAGCTGCTTGTTGAGCTTGCGTATTGGCTTGAGCTTGTACTTGTATGTTTTCTTGCTGCATTTTTTGATCTCGCTCTAACTTCTTTTTTCTTCTAATTTTTAATACTTGATTAGCAAGCTTAACATTTCTTATTTCTCTAACGTCAATAGCATCTTCTAAATCTATGATTTTTTGTTGAAGAGCCATTTGAATATTATTTTCTAGTAATGCTTTTTCTTCTTCATCTGGTAATAACTCTAAGAATATCCCAAAATCATACAAATGCAGTTCTGACATTTCATCAAGCGTAGCTAAGTTGTGACCACCGATAGCTTGCATGAAAGCATCTTTAGATGGTGAGTATTCTAAGATGTCAGATATTCTAAGTGATAGGCACTCGCAGGTTTCTGCTGTTAAGAATAAACCAGCTTGTAACATATGTCTAGTAGCTGTATTTGAATTTGCTGCTGCTAATTTTTGAACACCGACTAAAGCATTTTTATCAGGCATACTACCATCTCTAGCTTCGTTAAGACCAGTTACATCTCTTATCATCTGTAAGTAGTAATTATAATTACCAATAAGAGCTTGCATTTTACCACCACCAGATCCTGATTGTATTTCTTGAATTGGAACTTTACCAGGATTTTGATCGCCTTCAGACGTAAAGCTTCTTCCAATAACAGAACCCGTTTGAAAGAACATGTTTAAAGCTTCTTGTGGGCTATAGTTTGTTCCATTACCTAAATCAATTTCAGCTAAACCATCAGCATCAAGATAAACTCCATCTGGAACCATGCGTGACATTACTTGTTGAAGCTTTAAATGCGTTAACTGAATCATATCAGCAAAACCAGTAATTTTTTTAACTAATGAATCAATTTTTCCATTATACATTCTAGGAGCTACAATAGAGTAATTCATTTTAACCTTTGTGTAATCACTTTTAGGTCTCATCATGTTCTTAGACATTTCCCACTTAAGTAATTTATCTGTACCAAGTATCATAGCGCCTTCATAAAGACACTCTATAGATCTTAACATTCTACTAAAGCCACCTTCCATATCTTCTGGCGGATTAAACGAATCATCTTTTGGTATAATCTTATCAGCACCAGTTCCAGTTTCTTTTACTTTATAAACCTCATTCATATAGGTTTTATAGTTAAAATACAAAACTTGAATAGTGTTGTTATCTTCTTTGTCGTAAGTATGTGTTGAGTTGTAGTTAGATCTATTAGTAGACTTGTTTTTCATTATATCTTCTAGATCTTCTCCTTTTAGATGAGGAAATTGTTTTGCTAACTCATTGACTGGAATAGTTTTTACTTCTCCAACATAATATATATCTTCAAAATAAGGAGAGTCAGTATAAGAATACACTAATTAGCTGGATCAACATAATCAATTGTAACGCCTTCTGATGTATTAAATCCAGTTTTAGTAGCTCCAATACCTAATACTGTTAGATCGTAGTAAAATCTTTTCTTTATTAACTCAAACTTGTTGCCATCTAACAGAGTGTTTATAGCTTGTTCTTCGGCAATTTCTACAGCTTGCTTATAAGAAAGCTGCATGTGTAAAGCTAACTCTTCTTCTGAGTCAGGCAAAGTCTCTTCATCGTGCTCTGATATTTGGATTCCAAAAGCATCTTCTGTAAAAGCGTTTAATTCCTTTGTTCGCATATCAGCTAGTATTGAATCCATGTAAGCTGTTCTTTTACTAACGCCGTACGGATCTTGAGAGTAAGCTTTTATGTCATACATCCTTTCAGACATACCGTTGACAACAATATCCACAAACTTTGAAATTATAGGTACTGGCGTCCAGTCTAAATTTAAATAGGACAAATCACCGTTTATAGATAACTCATCCTTATATTTTTGAATAGACTGCTCGCCTCTAGCGTACAATCTTAAACTATGAAAATCATTGTGGTTAGATTTGTATCTACTAGAACTTCTATCATTATTAAACCACTCTTGCTCTATAGCTTTAGCTACTTTCAAACCATAATCATAGCTAAGCTTCTCAGCGTCACTTACTGTTTGACTTGGAAAATAACTTTTATTACCAGAATACGCCATATTTATTACTTAATTATTTGTGAATTGTTTCCAGTATTTGTGTATCTAGAAACGTTTATATTTAACTTAGGTTTTTCAACCTTTGCGTTTGGTCTATATAGATGCCTGTTGTTAGCCATAATAGCTAAACCAGAACTTATTGACGCATCATGCTTTGTTCTTTTGTTTATATCAAACTTAGCCCAATCATTAATAAGCTCGTTAAAATAGCAATCACCATGAGTACCATCTTGCTTTATTCCAACATGGTCTTGAATATACATTTCAATTGCAGCGGCATGCGCTTGTTTTATATCCTCGCTTGAATTAGGTATTCCACCAACTTCTTTTTCTGCTACAGATAATTTGTTCCATATCTTATCAGGTCTATTCATACTAAATCCTCTATACCCTCTACGTCTTAAATAATACAATAGACGAGGTTTATTGTTCTCTGCTAATATTGGCATCCCGTAAAATACTAATGCCATTAGAACATCTTCAAAAAACATTTCGGCTGTTGGTGGTCTTGATAGGTATTCTAAAAAGAAACTGTTTGCCGGAGCGTCTTCCATGCTAAACCTAGTTAAACCGTGTAAAGCTCCTTTTGATCCAACACCATCTACTGTTCCTGATATATCGTATGAATCACAACCAAAAGCCCCCATATGTTCGTTGCCAGGATACTTAATACCATTTTTAAGTATTACCCTGTTTTGTAGTTGTTGAGGTGGAACCCAACTAACTTTAAATCTACCCTTTGGATCTGGATAAAATATAACTTGTGAATCTTTAACTCCATTCACCCACTGAAAGTTACCTTTAGTAACTCCAAGTGTGTTTGACATTTCTTCGTTATAATCTATCTGCTCATACAGCTTAACAAGATTAAAAATACTTCCTTTAGTTTCGTCTCTAAACGCATGTTCTGTAGTTCTTGGAAACTGACGGTAAAATTCATTTAAACCATCTTGGTCATCTTTTAAACCATCTACTTCATTTTGCCAGTTATCTATTACACCTACATCTATTAATTCACCGTCTGGTGCAAGTCTGTTGATATCAGGAGTAGTAAAAACTGGAACTCCGTACTCGTCAATAAATCCTTCGTAGTTCCACTCCATTGGGATAAAAAGAGAGTATAAGCCAGATTTTGTCTGACCATTTCTATTTCGCTTGGTGACGTCGGATGAGTTGTATAGTTTTTTAAAATTTTCTCCACCTTTATCTAATGCGTTTGAGGTTGATCCCATCATACATTTACCAATGATTCTAGAACCTAATCGTAAACATGTTTTTGTAACCCTCCAGTTATTTAATATATTATCAGGTCTTTCCCATTTACCACTTTCATCATGTACTAATAGAGCTAGTTTTTCACCATCATAACTATTGTCTCCAGTATTCTTCCAGTCAATTGTTGTGTCTAATCCTTGTATATCTTCGAGCTTTTCATTAGCTGTAATCTTTTTTCTAGTAAACTTACTAGCGGGTACACGATAAGCAAGCTCGGATTTTGGGCGATCCATACCATCTTGTACAGGTTTAAAAAAGAATGGATAGTTAATTGATATAGGGACAACTTTGTCGGTAAACATTTTTTTAGCATCAGCACCTGATTTAGATAGTATTCCATATCTACTATCACTTGCTAGAGTGGCTAAGTTAACGGCTTCTGCCGAAGACATGAAAGAAAATCCAGAACGCCTGTTTTTAAGATAGCACATTCCGTAGCATCTTTTATCTGCTTTACAAGCTTCCCAGAATATAAAGAACAGCCTATTTGCTTCTCTAAAGTCTGGAGCGCCTACATCTATCTTACTCCATTGTAAGTACATGTAGTGCGTACCAGTTATCCAGGTTGGTTTACCATCATTCATAAACCAGAATCCTTCTTCCCTTCTTCTAAATTCTTCGTCTATATAATCGTGCCATTTTTCTTTACTGCTTTCCGGATAACTTCTCCAGTCAAATATGTTTTTTAAGCGCTCTAATTCTTTTGGTTGCTCAAACTTAACCCATTTATTTTTTTTGTTGCCATACACATCTTTAGGCACCTTAGGTAAAGCAATCACTAGATTTTGTATTTCTATAATTTCTCCTATAACACCGTTGTGAGATAGTATAATAATATCATGTTCTTTGTCATAACCATACTTCCACTTCTTACCTTTGTTAAGTCTACTGATAGTAGTCTTTTTTATAGGCTCAACTGTCTTAACTAAACTTTGCTCGTACATTACTTAGATCTACCTTCTGCGAATCCCTTAAAAGTTTTTTCCTTTGCCTCTTCAGGTGTTTTACCCTCAAGCAAGTTTTCTTCTTCTTCAATTCTGTTAAGTATCTCAAAT